ATAGCTGGCTTGACGTTTTTGTTTTTTGGAGCAGGTGGTGAGTAGTGGAATTTACCGGACAAGTTCTATTTGATGTAGTTATTTTAATAGCAGGATTTTTGGCAGCTTGGGCATACAATCGTATATATACTTTGTTGGATAGAATGGATTTAGAGATGAAGAGGGTAGCTGAAAAATACGTTGCTAAAGATGATTACAGAGAAGACATCGGAGAAATTAAAGAGATGTTGGGTGCTATTTTTAAGCGATTAGAAAACAAGAGGGATAAATGAAACTTGATCCTGTGCTTCTTAATATGGCTTGCTCGTGGTCTATGAAGGCTTATAACGATAGTAACAAAGACACTATCAAAATAGAAAGTAAGTGGACATCTACTACAGTATACATAGTCAAACGTAAGACCGTAGATGTTATAGCTTTTAGAGGAACTGAACAAAAGCTGGATATACTAACTGATATTAACGTGATACCCCTCCCTTATGCAGGAAGGCTATGCCACGGCGGATTTACCTTGGCTCACAAGTCTGTATGGAAGAAAGTCAAAGAACACATAGATCCTAAGAAGCGCACATTAATTACGGGGCATAGTCTTGGAGGAGGATTAGCTGAACTATCTGCCGCTATGTTGATGAGAGAGAAAAAGGCGAAGCCAAATTCTGGCGATTACGACAATATAAATTTAATTACCTTTGGCAAACCTAATGTTTTCTTCAAGGGTTTTAAAAGGCCAATGACTCTTGATAATCAAATATCGTGCGTACAGGGCAGCGATGTGGTGGCTAGAATCCCAAGAATATGCTATGGCCCATCAAGTTCGCAGACTATGCTGTACTTTGGCAACAATGGCGTGGACTTTGTAAATCCTGACAAGCTAACTAGGGATGAAGATAGGGGTGGTTTAAAGGATCGTATAACCGATCACATGATGGCGGGATATAAAGACAGACTTAAGTCTTTTCTTGAGCAGCAAGAGAAAGAAGAAAAGAAAGTGATTCCTTTAACCAAAGAAGAGCGCGTAGAACTAAAGAGGATAGAAGATGAAATTGATTTTCCTAGTGCTAGTTAGTCTAGTCTTTATGTCAACAGGTTGTACTGTGTCTGAGGAAATGATAGCCAACAAGCAGCTATACTGCTCCTCTGTTTACAAATCAATCCGGGCCGTTGGTCGGACTGCAACACAGGTAACCACTGGTATAGCCATACCAGATGTCTGCGATACTATTGATGAGATTGTCGAGGAAGATGCTGAAAAAAAGTAATTAATGAAATAGAGGCGCTAATTAAAGTGTATTTGTTACTTCAATGAAATTAGGTGGACTACTTAAATCTCTTGCTCCTACTATAGCCAGCGCAGCAGGTGGGCCAATGGCGGGTATGGCCGTCAAGATGGCTGCTAAGAAGTTAGGACTTCCTGAAACGGCAACGGCTAATGAGATAGAAGACATTATTGAGCGTGATCGTGATAAGGCGGTAATGGTAAGGGAAGCGGATAAGGAGTTTAAGGATTATATTCGCGAAATGGAGATCGATCTAGAAAGTTTTAAAACTGAAGTAGAAGACAGGAAGGATGCCAGAGAAAACTTTGCAAGTGATTGGACTCCAAAAGTATTCTCCATCTTAGCTCTAATTTTGTATGGGTCATACGTTATGGTTGTAACTTTGTTCGAGCATTCTCAGCAGTCTGAAACTGTCATATCGCTCGTACTCGGCCAGCTTAGTGGTATCCTCGGAACGGCGGCGGCTTTTTTCTACGGTGGATCAAATAAGAAATAAGATGAATAAAATGGACAGACTAATACAGCAATTAAAAAGACACGAAGGTGTTTCCTCTTACGTTTACACCGATATAAATAACTTGGAACACATAGGTGTAGGAAGAAATATATCCAAGACAGGCATCGGCCTGTCAATGGAAGAGATCGAGTATCTTTTGTCTAATGATATTCTTCGATGCATTAAAGAGCTTAGTGCAGAGTATGCTTGGTTTGGAAACTTAGACGAGGTAAGACAAGAAGCAATTATTAACATTTTCTTTAATCTGGGTGCTACTAGGTTTAGAGGTTTTAAGAAGGCTATTGCGGCTATGGATTCAGCAGACTATAACCTTGCTGCAACTGAGTTTCTTGATAGTAAATGGGCTAAACAAGTTGGTGGGCGCTCACTAGAATTAACCGATATTATCCGCACAGGTGAGTATGTCTAACCCATACATTTTTACCGCCACGGTATCCAAAATTGTTGATGGAGACACAGTCTATGTTACTGACATTAATCTGGGTTTTGGGATTGTTAATCGTGGTGATACTGGGCGCGGTATTTGTTTACGCCTTAATGGAATTGACACTCCAGAATCTCGCACTAGAGACTTGGAAGAAAAGCGTTACGGACTCGCAGCAAAAGCATTTGTCAAAGCGTTCTGTCCAGTAGGTAGCAAAGTAACATTAAGGACTTATGAAAAAGGCAAATACGGACGTTGGCTTGCTGATCTTAAGGTTGGCAGCAAATGGCTGTGCGAAGAACTTATTAGAAATTATCATGCTGTAGAGTATAAAGGCCAAAACAAGAAAGACATAAAGAAAGCTCATCTGGCAAACAGGCTAAAGGTGAATCTAGATGTTAGTTAAATATAAGTTTGCTCCCGGCGTAAACAAAGAAGGCACAGAGTATACTGCCGACAGCGGTTGGTTTGATTCCGATAAAATAAGATTTCGTAAAGGCCGTCCAGAACAGATAGGTGGATGGCAGAAGTATTCGTCGAATACTTTTCTTGGGGTATGCAGGTCACTACATGATTGGAAGGCTGCTGCCGCCACTGATTATCTGGGACTTGGAACAACTTTAAAATATTACATTAATAGAGGGGATGCTTATTATGATGTAACCCCTATCAGGGAAACCACTGCTGCGGGTGACGTTACATTTGCCGCAGTAAATGGAGATGCAACCCTTACTGTAGCTGATACTGGTCACGGAGCGCAGCAAGGAGACTTCGTTACATATTCTGGCGCTGTCAGCTTAGGCGGCAACATAACAGCAACTGTCCTTAATCAAGAATATCAGGTAGCCACTATCATAGATGGCAACTCTTACACGATAGAAGCAAAAGATACAAGCGGCGCTGAAGTCGTAGCTAATGCGTCTGATACAGGGAACGGTGGATCTTCAGTTGTTGGAACGTATCAGATAAATGTAGGTCTCAATACGTTCGTTCCTTCCACTGGCTTTGGTGCTGGAACTTGGGGTTCCTCAGCTTGGGGTGGTTCTACTGCCATAAGCTCTGGTAATCAACTCAGACTTTATAGCGAGGATACTTTTGGCGATGACCTCATAATCAATCCCAGAGGCGGAGACATTTATTATTGGGATGAAAGCGCGGGACTTACAACTAGGGCGGCTACGTTAGCAAGTAATGGTGCTGCGGTAAATTGTCCAATTCTTTCTCTTCAGATAATGGTGTCTGATACGGACAGACATGTCATAGCTTTTGGAACAAATGCGATAGGTTCTTCAGCATTAGACCCTCTATTTATCAGGTGGTCAGACCAAGAAAATCCTTTTGACTGGACTCCAACAGCAACAAATACCTCCGGTGGAGTGTCTCTCCCTGCTGGCTCGTTCATTATGGGTGCAGTCAAGACTAGGCAAGAGATACTTATCTTTACGGATAACAGCATTCATTCTATGCGTTTTTCTGGGTCTCCATTTACCTATCAGTTTTCTTTGATAAGTGAAGGGTTCTCTATGGTCTCTCCCAAGGCTGCTACTAGCGCCGGGGATGTTGTTTACTTTATGGATCGTGGTGGATTCTATGTTTACAACGGAGCTATTCAGAGGATTACTTGTTCTGTTCTTGATTATGTATTTAGCAATATAAATCAAGATCAAATATTTAAAGTATTTGCTACAACCAGCGTAGATTTTTCAGAGATAACGTGGTTTTACCCGATAGGTTCTGGAAATACAGAATGCACAAATTATGTGACATACAATTTTAAAGAAGACTCTTGGTCTGTAGGTACTTTAGATAGAGGTGCGTGGATTCCTGCTAACACTAGAAACTTTCCGATTGCCGCAGAAAACACTAGCGTCAATGCAAATTATCTTTACTTTCATGAGCGGGGATTTGATGCTGACGGCGAAGCTATGAACTCTTACATTGAGTCAGGCGGAATAGAGCTTGGCGATGGCGAACAGTTTATGTTTATGTCTAGGATGATACCTGACTTTGAGTTCAAAGGTACGGCAGCATCAGCTTCTATGGCGGTCACGGTCAAGGGTAAAGAGTATCCATTAGAGAACGCTCAGACACTGTCTACTTCTACCGTGACATCAAGCACGACTCAAGCTTTCATTCGCGCTAGAGCAAGAGAGACTATAGTAAGAATACAGAGTACAGGCACTGGTTATGGCTGGACTCTTGGTGATCTTAGATTTGATATTCGATCTGATGGGAGAAGGTAATGGCTGAACAAAGATCGGTGGTGTTGCCAATTGCTCCACAACAATACGATTACAATAACGAGCTTACAAATCGAAGAACAGTAGAGAGATCCTTCAGGGAAGTTCAGGACACTCTAAATGTTGTGGCTGATAAGACTGACAAAGATGCTTCTCTTGCCATACGGAAATATCATTTTATGTTTATGGGCGCGAAATGACAGACGTTATAAAAGTTCTTGGTCAGCTTGATGCTGCTGCGACTACTACTGAGGTTTTGTATACAGTTCCTGATCTGACTGTCACAACAATAAGTTCTTTTGTGGCGTGTAACCGTAGCGGTTCCGCTCAGACATTCCGACTTAGTATTCATGTTAATAATGCTGGGGCAGATAACAAACAGTTTTTATATTATGATAAGCAAATAAGTGCTAATGACACATTGACTGCTGTAATAGGCATAACCTTGGGACAAGGTGACGTTATGAAAGTTTACTCTAGTTCTACCGATGTTAGTTTTAATGTGTTTGGCGTGGAGACAAGTTAATGAACAGAATGATGCCGCCACTACAGGCGAATGCAGATGACCTAGCGAGATACGGCAGATACGGCGATTCAATGCTAGTTCACATGAACCCTGCTGAGGTTCAAGGAATAGCAGCTCTATCTCCCACGGGACAATTAACAACCAACCCCGTCACTGGTCAGCCAGAAGCCTTCCTCCCCTTTCTAGCCCCATTTATTGCAAAGCTTTTACCTGCTGCGTTGACTAAGGTTGGGCTTGGTGGTCTTGGTGCAGCGGCGGCTGCTGCTCCGGGTTTAACGACTGCTGCAACGTCTGGTTTGATTACTGGTATTGAAGAAGGTGATCTTAAGAAAGGAATTATGGCTGGCATTACCAGCTTTGGTATAGGGAAAGCGTTGGGTGCTGCTAGTGATGCGGTGAACTTAGGTGATGAAGTTGCTGCTGTCACAGAAGCAAGTGATGCTGTCTCATCTACTGCTGATGCTATAGCTAAGGCTGGGCAAGACCCCGTTAAAATGTTGGCTGGGCCTCCTAGTGCAGCAGACTATATTCCTAATGTTGGGGGCGCTGGAATGAATCAGGGATTTAATGTTCTGACTGATGCTGGTCGTAATATTACTCCTGAGCAAATGGCTAATGTTAAAGCTCAAACTGCATTGGGTAATGCTCAATCAACACTAGATACAGCAAGGATGGGTGTTAGCCCTACAGATCAAATAGGCTCCGTCTTTACTAAAAAAGGCGCAGAAGCCGGATTAGAGGCTTTCATGAAGCCTGAAGCCATACTGCCAACTGCTATTGGTGCTGGCAACCTAGCCCAGATGGAAGCTATGGAAATACAGAATGCTATAGGTAAAGAACAAGAAGCAAAGAGACGAAGAAGACGGGAGATGGACAGAGGCATCTTGTCCGGTTCGGCGCAAGTCGCTCAACCCAACAACCCTTTTGCCGGAGTATTCAACAAGCCCGGACTAAGTGCGTTTAATACATAGGAATTTATTATGCCTGATAGAAGAACTGGTGAAGATAGTACTGAAGGCCGAGAATTCTCAGATTATGGAGCTGCTGGGTTTGGTGTGGGCGAAGTTCTTGGGCGCGAAGCGGCTAAGAGGCAGCAAGAAATTTTAACTGGCGCAAAATATTCCGCAAATCAAGCGCCTCCGGGTTATCGCCCCGGATTTGATCCAGAGTATTTGTACTTTGGAGACCCAAGATATGAAGATTATGCAGCTCTGCTTCCCGCTATTTATGGGGGAGGATTTGGAGCAGCACCTGTTCAGCCGCCTGCCGCTCAACCGCCAGTTCCTGTAGCGCCTGCTGTTCCAGATGTTGGAAGTTTGCCTATAGGTTCGCTAGAGAATTTGACTCAAGCCGACATTGATAATGCTATGGGGCTTATATCTCGCGGTGATTACGATATCTACTCTCTAGCTGACAAGCTTGAATTAGATCGCAACGAGGCAATGGGCGCTTATAATCGGTATCTTAAAGATACTTATGGTATGGGAACATTTAACCCTGAGAAAGATACACTTTCTCCAGAAGATATTCAGAAATACTATGGTATAGCGGATCAACAAGGGTTTAGTCCAGAGCAAATATCTCGGATCTTTGGCATACCTTTAGATCAAGCCAGATCATCTTTGGCGCAGCAATACTTTAGCGGCATTCCTGTTGATCAGGATTACAGCACTGATGAGGCGCAACAAGTTTATGACCTGTATAGTTCAGGGCGTATGGGTGTTGCAGGAATATCCAATTACTTTGGCATTCCTCCAGATGAAGTTCAAAGTATTCTTGATGACATAGAAGGTGCTGAGGGCATTGCCGCTAATGTTGGCGCTGCTCCGTCACCCACACCTGCCCCCACACCGACACCTATCCCCACACCTGTTTCAGAGGACATTCCTTCTCCAATGGAACGGCTGGCTTCGGCAGGTATAGAAGTTGATGGGGATTACTCTGAATCAGAAGCTGACAAAGTTTATGATCTGTATAGATCTGGTCAAGCTTCTCCTCAAGACATAGCGTCTTACTTCAACCTTCCTCTAGATGATATTAATACAGCTCTCGCTGACATCGAAAAAAGAAGAGGTGATGGGCCAAGAAAATTAAGCTCTATAGGGGCACAGCTAGCAAGAGATGATGCAATTCAAATGAATCCACTGGAAGCTACCCTTGCGCATTATAATATTGGGATTGCTCTGTCAGAAGAAGAAATTAAGTCAGCTCTCACCTACGCTCAAGAGAATGGAATTTCTTACGCAGAAATAGATGCTATGTTTGACGCTCCTGCTGGCAGCGCACAGGATGCAGCGGCTGCTCTAGGTATGGCTGCTAGTGCTGGCGGGATTGTGGGTATGGCTGATGGTGGCAAGTTTCCTGACCTTAGCGGTGACGGAGAAGTTACTCAAGAGGATATCCTGATTGGCCGAGGTGTGATTGAGAAGGCTGACGGTGGGATTCTTGGGCTAATGAAGAAAGAGCAAAAAGAAACTCCAAAGGGAGCATTGCTTACGGAAACCGAAAGCTATCTAGAAGCTCAAAGAATACTGAGTAATCCTGACTCAAGTGACAGAGACAAAGCTTTTGCTAAAGGCACGTTAGAGACCCTTAAGCCTCAAGAGCAAGGCGGCAATATGGACATGAACGCTTTTGCCGAGATGATGCAGCAGTTGGACAAGATCCAAGGCGCAACTAAAGGTATGCAAGAGGGTGGTTTCATAGGCCGAGAGCAGCTCGACAGTCTTATACAAATGACTCGTGATGCAATCCTTGGTGATGCTGAGAATGCTGATGAAATTATAGAAGAGTTTATTTCTGTCTTTGGAAACGAAGCGTTTCAACAATTAAGAGAGAAAGTGCTTCAAGGTCAAGTTCCTGACGCTCAAACAGAGGGCATGATAGAGGGACAGGGCGGTGGTATGGATGATGAAATAGACGGAATGATCGGTAATCAACAGCCAGTAGCTGTGTCACCCGGCGAATACATAATCCCTGCTGATGTGGTTGCTTCACTTGGAGATGGTAGTAGTGATGCTGGAGCAGAAAAGCTAGACACAATGCTGGATGATGTCAGGATTGCTAAAACAGGCAGTACCATTCAGCCCGGAAAGATTGATGACAGAGTTATTCCTGCATAGTGCATATAAGACAGCTTACAACTAGTGAAGAGGACTTTAAGAAGGTAGTTGATTTTCTTATAGAAAATTTTGTCCCTGAGCATGATATGGGAAGACTAAGCGCCTCTAACTTGAATCTGAAGAAAGCCCTTGATTGGGTGGTCTTTAATATTAAAGAGGCTGCTTTTGTTGTAGAGGATAATAATGGCGAGGTTGTTGGTTCTATTGGCTTAAACAGAACCTCCCCTTGGTATTCTGATGCAGAGTATATTGCGGATGGCTGGTTATATGTTCTCAAAGAGCATAGGAAAAGCGGTGTGGCAGGAATGTTAATTAACAAAGCAAAAGAATTTGCTGAAGAAAAAAATTTACCTTTGATTATTGGTATCTTTAGCAAGGAAGATGCTATTGCTAAGGCTGATATTATGAACAAACTTGGATTGATTACGGTTGGCGGCTTGTTCGCCGCAGGAGTTTAATTATGTGTTTTGGTGGTGGCGGCGGCGGCGGTACAAATACCGTACAAACAACAACACAAGAGATCCCAGAACAGTTAGCTCCTTACTATGACGAGCTGTTGGGTCGGGGTACGTTCCAATCTTTACAACCATATACCCCTTATCCTGAAAAAAGACTTGCTGAGTTTTCTCCATTTGAGCAGGAGGCTATGTCTGGGATTGGGGCGCTTGCTGAGACAGGTACTCCAGAAGCAATGCAGTCTGCTATACAGGGCAGCGAGTATGTTGCTTACAAAGATCCCTATGCTGAAGCGGTAAGACAAGATCCT